TATTTGTTTATCGTTTGTTAACACTATATAACAAAATAAAATGTCAAAACAAACATCGTATACTTCTTCTAATTGTAAAGATAAAGTTTGGAATTTAGCCAAACCAATTAAAAATAAAGACCCATCTAAATTTAGAAAAGATCCATATGGTGATCAAATATGTAAAAATTCTTATGGTAAAAGAACTGAACAAGGTTGGGAAATTGATCATATTAAACCTCAATCAAAAGGCGGAAGTAATACTATAAGAAATTTACAAGCATTAAAATCAACAACTAACAATAAAAAAAGTGATTCATTAGTTAAAAAATCAAGACATTCGCAAAAATAAATTTATTGTAATATAATTAATTTAATAATATTTTTTACCTTTTTAGCCACGTAAAGCCATCTTTCGCGGATGCTCCTCGCATTTTGAACAAAAACTCTCCATATTACTCTTCAAAATACTCTCCAAAATACTCTCTTCCTTGATAATTGTCATCATCATCACCATTTAACCAACGTTCTCTTCTTATCTTTCTTTCTCTTTCCATTTTTATTTGTTCCCAACTTTTTTCTTTTGGTTTGGAACTTGAAGGATGAACCAATTTGTCACCCGTATCATCATCCAATTCAACAACAAAAGTTGCTGTATTTAGCACAGTAGGTACTGTTGATGTCTTTAATTCAAATTTAACATCATTTGCAACAATGGTTGTTGTTTTTGTGAGTTTTTGAGATATGTTCATTTTAAAAATATTAAAATAACATAAATTGTAAGTTACATAAATCCCCAATTTTTCAACTGATCTAAATTGTGAGGATGAAACCGATTTTTTATCAAGTCTTTTTTGATGATGCAACGTTTCGCAATGGCTTGGTAATCATAGGTAAAGATAGCTGGGTTTTGGGATAACCAATTCCAATGAATTTTATTTGGATACTTTTCCAAAAGATGTATCGCGTTTGGATTAATAGATAAGTTATACCAATAAATTTTATTCAGATTCTTTTCCAACAGAGATATCGCGTTTGGATTCCAAGATAAGTTAGTCCAATCAATTTTATCCGGATACTTTTCCAACAGAGGAATCGCGTTTGGATTCATAGATAAGTTATACCAATTAATTTTATACAGATTCTTTTCCAAGATGGCGATTGCGTTTGGATTACTAGATAAACCATACCAATTAATTTTATCTATATTTTTTTCCAACAGGGCTATTGCGTTTGGATTCCAAGATAAGTTAGCCCAATGAATTTTATCCAGATTCTTTTCCAACAGGGCGATTGCGTTTGGATTACTAGATAACCAATACCAATTAATTTTATTCAGATTCTTTTCCAAGAGATGTATCGCGTTTGGATTGGAAGATAAGTTAGACCAATTAATTTTATCCCGATTCTTTTCCAACAGAGATATCGCGTTTGGATTCCAAGATAAGTTAGACCAATTAATTTTATCCAGATTCTTTTCCAACAGAGGAATCGCGTTTGGATTAAGAGATAAGTTAGTCCACTTAATTTTATTTGGATTCTTTTCCAACAGTTGTATTGCTTTTGGGTTTTCAGATAAGTGAATCCAATTAATTTTATCTTGTGGAACCCAGTCTTGAAGTTTCATCATTTTCATGAAATTCATCATCACAATGAAATTCAATTCATTTTTTATAAAAATAACAAAGGTCATTAACGTTGTTTGTGTGTAAGTTTACATAAAACCCCAGTATTCCAACTGGGTAATAATTACCTTTCATACATCATGCCCGCGTTTCCACTCTGAAAATAAACGACATTGATTCGCTCTTCGAACAAATGCAAATCAAAATTATAGTCATATATTCGCCAGGTTGGTTTATTCACCCCAATAACAACCCCAGTTGCGGGGTCACAAATGTTCATACTCTGAGCCAGTGGGTCCAACGGTGGCACTATTGTGTTAAATTCCAGTTCAATCGTATTGAATCGGCTCATATTAATTGCCCCCGATGGTTGTAAATCATACGGAGACGTATGTAGGCAAAAATTATAACAATATAATCCATTTCGACCCAATCCAGGAGTTCGCACATATTTTTCTATATAATTATATATTCCCGCTGCCTGCATATTTTCGCGATACTCTCCATCCAGCAAAATGCCCAGATTCACCAATATATCCCGAGTGTTTTCGGGCGAATATACCCCGCTAATAACTAACCCACTTGGACTACCATCTGGTTCTAATCCTGGTCCTAAACCAGATACAGTTACTCCATCCGACAAAGTAATCGTTGTTTCATCTGGGGCAGATACCACATCATGGGGCAAGAAATTGTAGGGCCAGTTAGTATAATTAGACCATTCATTTCGCTTGTTTGCATCACTCCGTTGAAAATAATACAAATAACTACTAACCAAACCAATCGCGTCCAATTGCACCCGATTCGCACCAGTCACGTTATAAAAGATAGATTCGTGAATTTGGCGAATCAAATATTTTTGATCTTTTTTCGCAAAAACAGCCTGCTCATCATTGGATAAAAACGCATACGTGCAATTTAAATGGATATCTGCATTCCACAATGTCCGAGTATCGCTATAAGAATTAATCCCAAGTTCTACATCTGGCGGAGACTGCAAAAAACGGTAAAATTGCTGAGTATAATCGTTGAAATTAGGCGCGACATAGGGAAAATTATTGGTTAAATCCAGCACATCGCGAATTTTAAATATCTCATTCACTGGTCGAAATGTAATATTAAAATGAAGTTCATTGTTTTGTAGCGAAACCAATGGAAACGCCATTTGACTTTTTAAACTGAACCAGTTATTAAGCGGAATGTATAAAATGCGTCCGCGAATCGACGGCTCTGCCCCCGCCACATTGCTGGTATAATATGCGTTTGGATAAGTATTTGAACGCGTCCCAGAATTCGCAGGGTCGTTTAACTCTCGTGTATTGCCAATCATTTGGTCGAACAAAGCCGTTTTAGTGCCTGAAAAATCGCGCTGTACTTCGGCTAATAAATAATCCCCCGAATATTCCTGTAGTGTATAATTGCCACACGTGATGGATATTTTACGAATCATTTTGGCTCCTAAATTATCAATCCACCGAAACTCATACGGCGCCCATTTGCCTGCGTCTCCGTCTTTGGTTTGTGGGGGGAAAATAGGACTCCAAATATTAGGAAGATTGACTGAAATATATGTATCCATCAGCAAATCGGCATATCGCGGAATTTTAAATGAAAAAACAGATTCTTCTGACATTCGCAAGGTTTTGGCACCCGCGTATTCTACGCGGAATTTTTGCAGCCCAAAATTCGTATATTCCGAAAAAGTAGTGGTAAAAAAAGATTTATTCGGATTTCCATTCAACATGATGTTTTCTTGTCCCGCGGAAACTAAATTTAGCAAACCGCCTGCCATTTTCTTACTACTGTCTTTTATTATATTTTTATATACTTTTTCATCTTTTTATTGTATAAAAAACTATGTAAAATAAAAATAATTAAAATTAAAAGTAGATAAGTGTTTGTTTGTTTTCCCTCTTTTAGAATAATGTTAAACTAACAAAAAACAAATAAATAAAACAATGCATTTGTTTTTTTGTTAGTTTAACATTATTTTTAAGAGGAGGAAAAAACAACCCTTAAAAAGCACCTGAATAAAATCCATTTTGGCATGTTTATTTATTTAACGATTCTTCAATTTGGTTTCGTTTGTGTTTATATTCCAAATAAGATATTTTTTATGTTATTTATAAATTATTTTTTCTTTTTCCAATCCTTTTAATCGTGTTACAGTTTTTCACATCTGTATGTTTTGTTTGTTTCTCTATTCAACATTTTGTTAATTTCAAAAGTTTTTGTTCTAAATACGTTTTTTATTGTTTTCATAAATTACACATATATTCAAATCCTATTTAATTTATAATAAATTAAATATATACTTATATAAAAATGAATAATTTATCTCTTTTAGAAGTTTATAATTTTAATAAAAAAATTAGAGGTGGTTGTAAAAATGACGGTGGATATGTATTCGCCCTTTTGGATGGTGAATATGATTGTTATATTTCTGCTGGAATATCTAATGAAGAAAGTTTTTCACGAGATTTTATTAATACATACAATATGCATAAAGATGATTGTTACGGATTTGATAAAACTATTAACAATTATCCTTATCGTTATACAAAAAATATACAATTTTTCAAAAAAAATATAAGTAATTTTAGTGATAAGGACCATACTGATTTATCACATTTGACTGATAAATATGGTAATATTTTTTTAAAAATAGATATTGAAGGTGGTGAATACCCGTGGTTGTTGCAAATAAACGAAAATGAGTTGAATAAATTTAAACAAATTATAATAGAATTTCATGGAATTACAAATGATAGTTGGGGTTGTAATTATGATGATAAAGTAAAATGTTTAGAAAAATTATCACAAACACATTATATCGTTCATGCACACGGTAATAATAATTCACCAGTAGTGAATAATATTCCTGATGTTATTGAATTAACTTATGTTAATAAAAATTATTTTAATTCGGTTCCTGAATTGAATAAACGACCTTTACCAATTCCTAATTTAGATTTTCCAAATAACGGTTCAAAACATGATATTAAATTAAATTTTTATCCATTTGTAAAATCGGCATTTTAAACGTCCAAAGAATGCTTATCAATATAAAAGTTAAAGAAAATATGATAAATAGTAAAAACACAAATAAACAAATAAACAATTACAATGTCTTTTTTTGTTTATTTGTTGGTATCCTGTGATAATAAGTCCACCTATGTTGGGGCGTCGGTAAATGTAGAACATCGTTTGCGACAACACAATGGCGAACTAGTTGGCGGAGCCCATGCGACTAAAATGAAACTGCATTTGGGGAAATGGAGTCGAGTGGTTTATATATCTGGATTCCCCACATGGAAGGATGCACTACGGTTTGAATGGCGATGGAAACAAATTACACGAAAAATCAACTCACCCAAAACATCAATAAATAGTGCGATAAATCGCCGAATGATTGCCTTGCACACTTTATTGCAATTGCCCAAGAGCACTACGGCGGCGGTTCCGTATGAAAAATGGACCACACAACCACATATGCATTTTGAAAACACCAACGCAGAATTGTTTTTCCAGAATATTAATAAAAATAGTTTATAAAATACAAGTTTAAAACAATTTTTATTAATATTTTATATTGTTAAAAAAAATGAAATTAATATATATGCAAGTATAAAGCAATGAGTAAATATAATGTCGCAACCAATCATCCGCTGATCCCCAACGCCAACGAGTATTTAAATGAACAGCGATATATAAGCATTCATTCAGAGGACCGAGATATTTTGAAATACCCCAATTCAGCAGAATTCGAGATAGAATTGCCACAAGATTATCTCAACGTCCAATCCATTTCTCTCACTTCATGGTCTTTCCCGTCTAATTATAATGTGTTTTCTGATTTTAATACCAATCGAAAAATGAGTTTCAATTTTAGTTTAGTATATAATCCCGCAGATCACACTGGTGTTGTAGATGCAAATGCACAAGCAATTCACGATGTTTTGGTGGCAGATTTAAGTCATGAATTTATCATTACAATTCAGGAGGGGTTTTATTCTCCCGATGAAATGGCTAAAGAATTAGAAACTAAATTCAATGCAGCGGTGAATTATTACGTGATGGAAACCGATCCGAGTTTATATAATGCGTACAGTGCGTTTAAAATTGTATACGATACCGTGCAGCAAAAATTATGGTTTGGAAACGAACGAGACCAGTTTTCACTTATAAACGAATCGCTTATTTTCGGAAAAACCGAGTTGTTAAATTCTCGATGTTCCCGAAAAAATGTGTTGCCCCAGTTTGCAAATTGGGGATTGCCCGCCTATCTCGGATTTACGCGATGCAACGTCGTTTCTGAATCCCTCAATTATAACATAACATTATTGCAGGAAGACTCCAACGTGGCCCCATATGGAACATTAGCAGGAAATACAATAATTGTTCCACGCATGTATGCATCCGACAATTATTTTTATAATAGTTTAGATGTCAATTATATTAACCCACAATCGGGAATGTGGTTGCTACCAGACAGTAATTTAACCGATTCTCAAGTATTTTTCATACATACACCAATGAAAATAAATTTAATGGGGTATGCGTATTTTTACATGGAGATTAATGGGTTGAATTGTTTGGACGAAACATCTCCATATAATGTTTCCGAGTATACCACCACCACGAATAAAACCAACGGAATAGTGAATTCGGCGTTTGCTAAATTATCAATACCCACAACTCCTATTTCGCAGTGGTATGACGACACTGCTCCAACTTATAAATGGTTTAATCCCCCCGCAGAGCGAATCCGTAAATTAAAAATTAAATTGCGATATCATAACGGACAATTGGTGGAGATGGGTTCTTTTGAATATTCGTTTATGATTGGTTTTAACTTGATGCGACCACAACTGGACCGTAAATCTACTGTGTTTACGTTATACTAATTATATTGACAAGTTTAAAAAAAATAAAATTCAGAGGAATTTAACATAATTTGTATTTTTTATTTTAATATTGGTAAAAGTTAATTATTAAAATGTCTGGGATAAAACTCCGAAACGTTTCCACCGCGGAAGGGGTTGGTGCATTAAATAAAATAATTAAGGACGGCAATAAACATGTGTTTGTACTGGTCTTTAATGAAACATGCGGTCCATGCATTGCAACTCGACCCGAATGGGATAAAATAAATACAAAAAACAAAAAAGATAATGTGGTTGTGGCTGAAGTGAATTCTAATATTTTAAACGACAATCCTATTTTGCACATAGAAACCATCTCAGAATACCCAACCATCAAACATATTCATAATAATTCCACACATCCATACAATGGGGACGACCGAAATGTTGCTTCTTTTGAAAAATGGATTCAAGATTCTGTGCCGATGTACAAAAAACAAATGCGTGATAAAAAGTCAAAAAAGAGTAAAACGATAAAAAAAGGCGGAAGAAAACGAGGCAGAAAACTTAAATCAAAAAAAGGAGGAAAAACAAGAAGAATTCGGGGAAGAAGATGATAAAATAATTAAATTGGAAATTATTTGGTCGTTTATTCTTTCAATCCTTTTTACATTCTAAACTAACAAAATAATAATTTAAAATATTCTGCATTTTTATTTTGTTAGTTTATTAAAATCCAAATTGGAAATAATTTTATTTATTTTCTTTTAATTAATTGGATCAACAATTCGCGTTGGAGGTGGCTAGTCGGCGTTTTAATCGGCGGTTAGCAATGGTGGATGCTCCAACTCCACTACCCGATACATATGTGTTGTATATATTTTGATATGTATTGCAGTTCATGTTCCCGCCTGGAGCCATTCGGGTGCTTCTTGCGCACCCAGACCCGTTATTTTTTTTATACAAAAATCCGGGAAACCCGATGGAATTTCCATACCAAAATTGTCCGTAGGAGTTACTACTTGTTTTTAATGAAAATCGGGGTGTATTGATACTCATTTAATATATTAATTATTTTATTCTTATATTTATAATATTTTTAACATAAAATGGATTGTTTAACTACTCAACATTTTACCCCCCCTATTTTGTACAATGAAAAAACTAGAGTGTTGGATGCAGATATTATACAAGATTTGGAATTAACCAAACTTATTTCGACTATAAACAAAGACAATGCAAACGAAACCAATGAAAATTTGGATGAACGGGATAAACCCATTTATGAATATATATATTCCCCAACTACTTCTTTAGGACATGCTATTTTAGAGCAAATAACCCCATATTATACAACCGATATAAATTACTTGAAAGATATACAGACGATTATTCAATTGCCCCCCAACACCAAAGAAAAAGAAGTAGAAAAAGAACAAATTATTGTTAATAAAATGCAAGGTGCGTGGAAAAAAATAAAAGAAGAAACTTCATTTTGTAAAAAATATTCCTTTTTAGAATGGGATTTCGTTAAAGGACTCAACACAAATTCTTTATTTTTACAAATAATGAGCATCTTTAATTTGGCATCTCCCCTTATTTCACTGTGTTCACCGTTGGTTATTTTAATTATTCCATTTTTTATTCTTAAAATAACACAAGTACCAATTACTGTTTTGGAATACTGTAAAATTTTAAAAGGTTTTATAGAGTCTAATCCTGTATTTAAAATATGTAGTCAGTTTTCTACCTTAAAACCGAGTCAACTATTATATGGAACCATGTCGGCTGGATTTTACATATTCACTATTTACCAAAATATAATGGCGTGTGTGCGCTTTTACTTAAATATTCAAGATATTTATGGCTATTTATCGGATATTCGAAACTATTTGAAAATAACCTTGGAAAAAATGCAAAATTATGCCAAGCGAATTTCCAATTTTGTTAGTTTAGTTCCTTTTAAACAGGCTTTAGAAATAAAAATATTGGAAATTCGTGATTGGAAAAATCATCTGGATGCTCTTTCTTTTTCTTCTCCTTTTTCGTTTGCAGCAATAAAGCAATACGGACAAGTATTAGCAAACTTTTATACTATATATGACAGTGACGCTTGTGCGACCATGGTATCTTATTCCTTTGGGTTTCACGGATATATGGAAATAATGGAGCAATTGGAAAATCGTGTTAATTCTGGTTTAGTACGCTTGGCAACTTTACCCCTTTCTAAAAATAAAAAGAAACAAACTAACAAATTGAAAAATCAAGAGAAAAATAAATGCAAAAAAAGTAAGAACAAATTTCAAGGAATATTTTATCCTAAATATCTTTCTTCTGCATATGTAATAAAAAACGATTGTTCATTGTCAAAAAATATAATTATTACCGCCCCAAATGGCGGAGGAAAAACAACATTACTTAAAACTGTAATGATTAATGCGTTGCTTTGCCAACAAGTTGGAGCGGGCTGTTTTGACCACGCAATCATAGATGCACCTTTCACCCAATTTCATTGCTATCTTAATATTCCTGATACATCTGGACGAGACAGTTTGTTCCAAGCCGAGGCGAGACGATGTAAAACAATTTTAGACGAAATTAATAAAGGAGAAAAGGAAGAAAAGGAAATGCATTTGTGCATTTTGGACGAATTGTATTCTGGCACCAACCCAGAAGAAGCCGTAGAATCGGGTACCGCATTTATGAAATATTTGTCAAAAAAAAACAACGTATCATGTATATTGACTACTCATTATACGCAGTTGTGTAAAAACTTGGAACCGAATAAAAAAATAATTAATATGCAAATGGGTGTAAAATATAATACAAATTCAGAAACTAATCAAGAATCTAATCAATTTACATGTACTTTTAATTTATCCAAAGGAATGTCCACTGTAAAGGGGGGATTAAAAGTGTTGAAAGATTTGAATTATCCCGCAGAAATGCTAGTTTGAACTATCCAATAAAAATTCCGTTAATCAATCAATCTAATAGGGCTTCTTCCATTTTCAGGAAAAATGATTTTAATTAATTACAATTAAATTAATATAACAAACATGTCGGATTCTTTGTGGATAACCAAAAAAAGCAAAAAAAACATACTCTTAGATAAAATGTATTTTATGGAAAAATGCAAACACGGGGATGAAAATATATATAAAGAACTAAATGCAAATACGAATAAAATAAACCGAAAATTAATAAAATCAAACAATTATAAAGGATTTCGTCTTGCATGCGAACACGGTCATTTATCTCTCGCTCAATTTCTTTTGTCAAAATTAGAACCGTCCGTTTATATGCTTGTTTTTAAGTCTGAAAAATATTACGCATATCATTATGCATGTATTAACGGTCATTTATCAACCGTTGAATGGCTTTATAAAATAAACACCGAATTGCAACTTGAAACTGAATCAATTAATACAAAATATAAAATAAATTATAATTTTATATTTGAACAAATGTGTCAAAAAATAATAGAAGAAAAACAATACAACATAATACATTGGTTGTTTCCAAAAATAAAAAAACAAAATTTAATGTTAATCATAAACAACGACTGTGTATTAGATAAGGTGAAATATCAGTTAATAGATTTAATTAAATCAACACAAGATTCTCCATTTTTCATTACACTCTTTGAAATTATATGTTTTAGTGGAAAATTAACAATAGCACAATATATTTATACCAATTCATTGATAACAGAATTAAATTATAAAATACATAAGTGGGATAAATTATTTAAACGGATTGCATATAAAGTATATGAACTTCGTGATTGGTTGGATAAAATAGAAGATAGGGAAGAAATATTGGGTTGGATTATTTCTCTGTTTCCAACTCGTTATTTTAAAAGTGAAAATAAATACTATGTTGTTGAATTAAAACCTAGAATTGAAATTCCTATCGAATTAAATAAAGTAAAAACTATATGTAGCAATTGTAATGTTAAAATATCAGACATTATTACCAGTTGCGGACATCAATTGTGCAACGAATGTCTTCATAATTCGTCTTTACATGACGCATGTTTCATTCTTTGTCCTATTTGTACCATGTTTACTATCACATGTTATCAAAGTTCGTATGATTACACCGCCATGAAATTAAGTATGCGGAATTCCTTTTACAAAGAATTGATGATAAATAGATTTCAACCAAAAAATATTACCAAATTTTCGGAATGGGGAATAGATGGGTTTTAAATGTGCAAATGTGTAATATACCAAATGGCTTGTAAAAAACAATCGGACAAGTCATCTTTTTTTTTGCATGATTGATAATAAGATTTCCACGAATAAAGAGATTCGGTGGTTTTTAAAAAGTCAAGACAAACATATATAGATTTATTTTTTCGTTTGTTGTATTCTTTTTTGTTATTGGTAGACTTTTTAAGCGCATTCTCATCGTTGGCATTGTTATTGTTGTCATAATCTTTTAATTTGTTGGTTGCACTAATAAATTCGATGGTTGCTAAATTATTTCGCATTAAAAAATACTGCATCAACATTCCTTGCACGGTCTTCATTTTTGTCGCCAATGGACCTATTTGATTTTCTATAATAACCCGATCTAAATCACACAAATTTAAAGAATCAAAATAAGCAATGATGTTTTTGCCAATAACCTGAAGAGGACACTCGGTACTTTTTATTTTTTTTATTTTGGGTTGAATTAAAAATAATCCATGGACATTGTAGTGGTCGACTAACAAATTTAATAAATCCACCTTTTTATATTTTTTTTCATTATTGGTTTCACTTTGTTCATTATTGGTTTCGCTTTGATTAAAGTTTATTTTATATTTATTTAACAATTCTTGCAATACTTTTAATGGTTGTTTTTTTAAAAAAGATGGAATTAAATCATCTGCCAAAAAATAAACATCTTTTGCTGCATGTGTGTTGCAATAATAATGCGTTTCTTTTGTATTGTCTTTTTCGTTTCCGTTTTCGTTTCCGTTTTCGTTTCCTTTTTTATATGTGGCGTTTTTGCTGCATTTTTTTTTATTTGCATTTAAGCACGAGCATTTTATGCAAGGCGGAGGTGATTTTTGGAGAAAAGAAGAAAACGAATTCAATTTTAAATCGGTTAAATTTACAATAACCCAATGATTTAAAATCATTCCGTCGATTGGATTTGGAATCGTTGCATCCATTGGGTTATTCGTTGTTAAAACACAAAATGAGCAATTTTTTATCCCAACGTCAATGCTGATTAATTTCATAATAAATAGTAAAAATTATATTTATGTTGTTATTGTACTATTTTCGGCAAAAATATTAATTATCGTAAAATAATTAAAAAGGTTCGCGTCATTCATAGCATTGCACCATTAATAAATTATTTATAAAACCCATCGTTTATTTAAACTCCAATGTTCATTTAAACAATGGGGGATTCTCCTCATCCGCCTCGCATCCCACCACCAATAGGGGGAGGCAGTGGACCTCATCCACCTCGTCGGGTTCTTCTCTTGCGTCTTGTTTTTTGTCTTTGTTTTTTGCGTTTTGTTTGACTTTTTCCTCCCGTATAATGATTGTAATTATCCATACAGTTGGTGCTGTTGTTTAACGTCCAATATGGGGCTGGATTAGCCAATGCAGATAAATTATATGGTAGTTCTGTCCCCGTCGCATAGGTTGGTGTATTTGGGACATTGTTGGTTGTTCCTCCTCGACTTCTTTTTCTTCTTCTACTACGTTTTGTTTTTTTTCCACCACGATTGGATGTTCTTTTTTTATTAAACCTTTTTTTTCTTTTTCCTCCCGTCCATTTTCCACTTGCAGCAACAATATTGGAAGACGGAGAAGGCAATACATTGCAATTCGTAGACGCGGGGTTTGTGTTGTCTGTAAAAAAACCAGTGTTGTGAGACGCAGCCGCCGTTCCAAATGGTCCTTCGGTTAAACTATTTGGGTTGGATAAATAACTCATTTATATAATGAATTATTTTTATTTTTATTTATTATTATGATTACGCTAATTATTAGATAGATATCAGACATTATATATAAACATAATAATGCTTACACTATTCGCCCAACATCATAAATTAATACGGATATTTTACATAAATCCCCAATTTTCAAACTGGTCCAAATGGCGAGGATGAAACCGATTTTTCATCAAGTCTCTTTTAAATATACCACAACGTTCCGACATGGCTTGGTAGTCATAGAAAAAGATGGACGGATTACTAGATAAGTAACGCCAATTAATTTTGTCTGGATGCTTTTCCAACAAAGGTATTGCGTTTGGATTGGTAGATAACTCATGCCAATCAATTTTGTCTGGATGCTTTTCCAACAAAGGTATTGCGTTTGGATTCATAGATAACCAAAACCAATTAATTTTATCCGGATACTTTTCCAACAAATGTATCGCATTTGGATTTCTAGATAAGCAAT